AGAAGAAGAAGGTATCTTAAAAAGATATTCTGATATTACACAAGTAGATATGAGTGAGGGTAACTGGTTAGTATTATCTTCAGCCAATCATTTTTTAGATGATGCAAAAGATTTGTGTGAATTACAAGGATGGTATTTTCAATTCAAAGGAATGAACTCTGTACCTTTAAAATTATTACTCGCATTAAATAATTGGGAACACTGGCGTAAAGGTGAACTTTTAAATCATTTAGAAATTAAAAATATTTATGAGTATCTTGGATCAAATGTATTACCTGGATTTCAAAAAGGTAAGACTCTACATTCTGATGAAAAGTATACACTACAAGACTGTAAAGATAAACACGGTCTTATCATAGATAAAGTTTGGTATGAATCTTTTGAAGGATTAGATACCATAACTGAAAACTACATTCGTAATATGAGGGCGAATGGAGAAACACTAAATAAAAATCCTCGAATAATAATGTCAACCATACACGGAGCGAAAGGAGGAGAAGCTGATAAAGTTTTATTGATGCAAGATTTAACGAACGCAGCGCTTGAAACATTTAGTTATGATCCAGATGAATTACATAGATTATTTTATACTGGAGCGACGAGAGCGAAGCGTGAATTACACGTCTTAGATCCAAGAGATTTTGATCGAGCTTACATACTATGACAAAAAAAGGTAAATTAATTTTTAAAGTTAAATCTTTGATACTAAAATGTAGGCAAAAAGCTAAATTTTTATTAGCTGTAAAATTAAAAAATATATTAAAGGAGATAAAATGAAAAAACTATACAAAGAACTAAAGAAAAAAGGAGTTGTTAATGACAAGGTTAAACTTGGTAAATTAGAATCAATGTTTAAGCAGGTAGGCGGGACCCATTATATGTATATGGCCATTCAACCTGCAGAATTTATTAACGCAAATAAGTTGCTTTTTGCTGAAGGCAACGCTATAAAGTATATATGTAGACACTCAACTAAGGGTGGCATACAAGATATAGATAAAGCAATACACTATCTTGAGATGGTAAAGGAAAGAGACTACAAGTGAGAAGTACACAGATACCTTTGTTTACTCCAGAAACGGAGTGGGTTATGCCAGAAGAATTAAAAGATCTTCGTGGGTGTAAAGAAATAGCAATAGATTTAGAGACTAATGATCCACACTTAAAAGAGCTAGGCTCTGGTAATGTGACTGGAAAAGGGCACATTGCAGGCATTGCGGTGGCCGTAGAAGGCTGGTCAGGGTATTATCCGATACATCACGAGCAAGGTGGTAATATGGACAAAAACCTCGTTTTAAACTGGTTAAAAGATATCTGTAATCAGGTTGATACTACATTTATATTTCACAATGCAATGTATGATATCTGTTGGTTAAGATCAGCAGGTGTAATAGTTAAAGGTAAGATAGTTGACACTATGATAGCAGCGTCTTTGATTGATGAGAACAGAATGTCTTATCAATTAAACACACTAGCAAAATTTTATATAGGAATGGGTAAAGATGAATCTGTATTACAAGCAGCAGCAAAAGAATATGGACTCGATGCTAAAAAAGATATGTGGAGATTGCCTGCATTATTTGTAGGACAATATGCTGAACGTGATGCAGAGTCTACACTTAAACTTTGGAAAAGATTAGAGACAGAATTATATCAACAAGAGTTGTGGGATGTATTTAACCTGGAGACAAAATTGTTTCCTTGTTTAGTTGATATGAGATTCAAAGGTGTAAGAGTTGATTTAGAGAAAGCGGCAAATATTAAAAAAAATCTTATGCAAAGAGAAGCTAAAATTGTTAGTAAGATCAAAGGTTTAACAGGAATTGATGTAGAAATACACGCAGCCCGGAGTATCGCAAAAGCGTTTGACAAATTAAAGATGCCTTATGATAGGACAGAGAAAAGTAAAGAGCCAAGTTTTACAAAAAACTTTTTACAAAATCATCCACACGAATTACCAAAACTAATTGCAGATGCAAGAGAGATAAACAAAGCACACACAACTTTTATAGACTCAATAACTAAACACGCAGTCAATGGGAGAATACACGCAGACATAAATCAAATAAGATCAGATGCAGGGGGGACTGTGACAGGTAGATTCTCTATGAGCAATCCTAATCTACAACAGATTCCTGCAAGACATCCAGAACTTGGACCGATGATTAGATCTATATTTATTCCAGAAGAAAAAACTACGTGGGGATCATTTGACTATTCACAACAAGAACCTAGAATTTTAGTACACTATGCAAAGTTACAAAACTTAACAGGTGTAGATGAGATTGTAGATGCATACAATGCAGGTGATGCAGACTTCCACCAGGTTGTTGCAGATATGGCAGGCATTGAACGTAAGCAAGCAAAAACAATTAACCTTGGTTTGATGTATGGTATGGGTAAAAATAAATTAATGGCAGAACTAGGTTTGATGAAAGAATCTGCAGAAAAATTAATAAAACAATATCATACTAAAGCACCATTCGTAAAACAACTGATGGACAATGTATCTCGTAAGGCAAATGATCGTGGTAAAATTAGAACTTTACTTGGTAGGTCGTGTCATTTTGATCTTTGGCAACCAACACAATTTGGTATATTTAAACCATTACCACTGGAGATGGCTAGAAAAGAATACGATGAGCCATTAAAACGTGCATTTACTTACAAAGCATTAAACAAATTAATACAAGGATCGGCAGCAGATATGACAAAGAAAAGTATGGTAGCTTTATATGAAAATGGTATAATACCACACATACAGATTCACGATGAGGTAGATATCTCTGTTGAGTCTGATAAAAAAGCAGAAGAAATAATAGAGATTATGGAATCTGCTGTGGAACTTAAGGTTCCAAATAAAGTTGATTATGAGCACGGGCCTAACTGGGGTGAAATAAAATAATGGCATACTTAAATGCAAACATACCAGCAACCTATGCACAGATACGAAGGGAGTATTTATATGATCTTAAAAAACATCACGGAGAAGTCGAAGACTGTATTATCTTTGGCCTCAGCTCTTTGGGTGGCAGGGCTATCTTATGGCACGCAATTATGGAAAATGGCGCAGTCTTTTATCGCCTGCCTATTAGTGCATTTATCCAACGCGGTTTCAAAGTCGAAGACGTACCAAAAAGAAGATTGGATGAACTGGAGCTTTGGAATTCTTTTAGTTATTATCCTACTGTTACTAGTTGGAATATTCTAAGCGCAGCTTCAGGAAAATATATTGGTAAAGATAAAAAGTGGCATTATGGTGGGTACTTATTTACCGTTGACTGGGCACACCCAGATGGTAATATATTAGATACCGATCATTCGGAAATACCACACGAACATAAGTGTGCACACATCATAGCCCTAGACGATGGGAACTATGCGGCGCAGCCAAATAACAGATGCATTTGGGACCTACCTTCATTCACAGTTAAGGATACAATTCCTGACTGGAAGGTGCAAACAAATGAATGGAATGTAGAAGATACAGGTGCGTGGAAGACAGAAGACACCGACAATTTCTTTTATGAGATTGAAGAAAAAAAATGAGGAACGTAAATGAATTTAGCAGATCTGTTAAAAAAGAATTTTGTATTAGTACCCGTAGTAGCTTCAGTGCTAGTCGGTACATTTACTGGCGTTCGTTATATTGTTAATCTTACAGACACCATCAATACTAACCAGCAAGAAATAGTAGACCTTAAAAGAGATTTAAAAGTTGCTGAAGATAAAATTGTAGATCAAAATACAAGACTAACTTCTGCAGAATCTACTTGGCAGATGGCAGAAAATTTATACAGACAACTAGCGGATCAAGTCAGAGAACACGACTATGATATTAAGGATTTAAACAGGTAATGTATGGAGGTTCTCAGGATGGATTACAGATTTACCGCAATACTAATTATAATGATAACATTGCTTGCTCTATTTGGTGGACCTGCATATCCTAAAAATGAATATCTTAATGAGTACGGTGTAAGATGTGGTGAAGTAGACTTCCGTGTTGAAGATAGAAATAACACACAAGATTATCATACGTACAACTCAAGCGATTATGATAATGACTCACAAAATTTTAGTATAACTTTTAGAAAGTATCTAGGCACAGACTGTAAGACTTCAAAAGAAAATGTACAAATTAAACAACAATTAGAATTAATGAAAATGTGCGGTAGAGTAAATTCTAATCCAAGTCTAGCACAGAATGAAAACTTTAGATTGTTAGTATCTAAGTGTAGAGGTGTAACTCCTGCAAGAGATAACACTAGACCTGAAAATGCTAAAAGTCTTTGGGATGATATGAAAGATGAATACAAAAAAGAGAACCCAGACGTCAATTTAATGGGAGATAAGCTTATAGGGCCCTCTAAAAGCAAATTGAAAATCCCACCAAAAGATTATATACTGCCTCTACCAAAACCTAAAATAGATGACTAAACCATTAAACATATCAGAGTCCGCAGCTGTACAGATGCCTATGAAAACGGTAGCATCGTTAATCATACTGGTCGCAATGGGTGTGCTCGGATATACGGAGCTGACTTCAAGATTAGTATCCCTGGAGACATCACGTGAGCTGTTTACAAATGATTTACTTAAAAAATCAGAGCAAGTACCCGTGGACCAGGAGCAACATTTTTTATTAGAGGATTTATATAAGTCCGTAGAGAAGATGGAAGAGACTCAAGAGATGAATATGACTAACAAAGTTAATATAGAATTTTTAAGAGATCAATTAGAAAAAGCATTAAAAGATATTGAAGATTTAAAAGATAAGGTAAGGGCAAATGGCAACGGGGCGCATTAATAGAAAAGTGTTAGATCACATCGCACAGATAAACAAAGAGAATAAAGCTGCGAGTCTAGCAAAAGATTTAAAAAAAGAAGTAGAGACAGGTAAGAATGGTACACA